TTCGTCCGTCTTGTCCCCGCCATGTCCAGTTGTATGACCAGCATCTGTTGCCGTTAGTGCTTCTTCTGCTTTATCAAAATCCTGATCCCATGCAATCTTATTATCAGGTCCAATAAAGGTAGTAAATGATTTACATCCATCTTCTCCTGGTGTTGGATCATCTGATGTTTTTTCCTCTGTAGAATTGGCAACTCTACCAATACTACCCATAATAACAGGTTGCTGTTTTTCTGGATCTAAGAAAAATCCAACCACCCACACACCAGGACTTAATTGATCACTAACTGAAGTAACTCCTCCTGGTGTATGAGGATTTGTCACTGGCATCATTGCGATTGCCCATGGTAGATCTCTCGTATCTACAGCATCACAAGATTGAGGATGATATCCAATGATTCTGACTCTAAATCTACCAGATTCTTTGAAGTCACCCTTCTTATCAGATTCAATTTGCCCGATCCACCAAGAAAATCCATCAGATCCAAATTGATTTGTTGGATATAAACTACTCATTAGGTCCATTAGTTAATCCTCATAGATCAAACACTCTGGTGCTTCTGGATGTAAATCACAATGAATTTCTAGAGATGTAGGATCATGATGATCTCCTGACTCAATCTCTTCTTTATGATGCACAACATACTGCTCAAGATCATATAGTTCCACTTCAGCGTGGCGACGTTGTTGGGCTGAAGTTGTAGGATCATTCAAAATATCCTTATCTTTTTCAATATGAGATTCAATAGACTCCATGTTTGTTTCCTTATTTTACTTTACTATCGTTTTCTTTAATACCGTAAGAATCACGAATTAATTCAAGTACAGTATACACATTTTCATCCATTATGTCAAACTGATGATTCAGCGATTTGATCAAATATGTACCACTATGTTCTGGATCCCAAACAATATCTTTTCTGCTACTATCTGGAACTTGATTAGGAACTCTAATTTCTATAGTATCTCCTGCACATAATTCCAAATGACCCGTCAAAGAAATGGTCAATTGTTGATTGAACATTATTCCTATCCGAGATATACCTTGAGAAAGATATTGTTTCTGCCAATCAGGGAAATGATTTTTATTATCTTCCCCTCCCAAATCCTTGTCCTCATTTGAAGCAACACCACTACCACTATACCAATTTTCATGGTTAATGACAGTAGACATAACTCTACTAGGATATTCGGATAATTCTGATTGTCCAGATGGAAGTTTTGTTTGACTTCCTAAATGGTACATATCATCCCAAGTGGACGATAATGAATAAACATGTTCCTCATACTTACCAGTATTTATGTTGAAATAAGAAACAATTGATGAAAATGCTCCTTGACGCATCTTCTCAAAAATATCAATCTCTTTAGTAAATTGAATCTCTTGTATTTTATTCATACTTTCTGCGCCATCTACCTTAGCTGCACTATAAGAAAAAATGCCTCCCTTGGGTTTCTTTGATGCCAAAGAATCAATTGACCTAAAAACAAATCCTCTTATTGTTTGGAAAAAGAAATACCCTGCAGTTCCAGTCGCTTTATCTGCATTCAAACCAACATCAGAAACAGTACCGCTGGCGGATCCATATGGAATAACTACTAACCGAGTTACTCCTGCTCCTAATTTTTCTTTACTCTTCTTCTTCTTTGAAGAATTCTTCTTTGAAGAAAAACTTTCTGCTGAAATTGTCTTTGTGCATAATGATCTAATAAGAGCAAAAGGTGACTTCTTAGTTGGAATCATCTTCATACCATTAGCAGATGGTTCCGAATCAATCTTACCACCAACTGCATTTAAATATTCTGTCAATAACTTACTAACAACATCAGAAACAGTACCCTGAACAACTTTATTTACTCTAACTCCCTCATTAACAAGACCTTCCTCAGAAATTAAACAGATAGTATAAACCTGAAATCTATCCTGATTTAGTCTGTTAGCAATCTTCCAAATACGAAATTCATATGAATAATCATCACCCTGAGGATCCTCAACTTCAAAGACAACTTTCTCAAATCCCTGAATTGGCATACTTGAGATTATATTCTCTGCATTATCAGTAACAACCATAGTAGCACCATAAGATGGCCACAATAAACTCTCATGATATTGTATTTGAGTTGCCATTGCTATTAGATTCACATAAGGTTTCCCCTCTTCATCATCATGCTTAAACAAAGCAATTCCTTTTATTTTACAACTAGAAGCGTATGGTTTTTTATTAAAATCTGCCATGATTAACTATACAAGGATGGATACATGCGATCAAATCCTATATCTCCTTTAACATCAATACGTGATACAGCAACTTCCTCTCCACCCATTTCCTGAGCACTATTTATTATGATTGGATCAAGGTTCGTACTTTTCTTACTATGTCTAGACAATGCTTGTTCTTGTGACCCCAATTCAACAAAGGCAGATCTATCTCCCCTAGTCGTTGGAGGTCTTACATTATTCATAGCAACATTACTCTGTGATGAAGAAGTATTGAATACATCAGAGTAAGATGAATCACCAAGATTGAATGATTGATCTCCCATAGGTTTACCATACATATTCATACTCTTATCAGCACCAGGCATACCAGCATCCTGCATTACTTTTCGCAGCGCATCATATCTATTTTGAATCTTAATTGCAGTATCAGATGTTTTATCCATTAACCCACTAGTTCCAGTCACTTTACCAATATCATTAGCATTTTGTATTGCATCATCAAGTCTTTCATTTCCAGTAGTGTTGCCAAATAATCTTTGTAATAATGGTAATTTTTGACTATTATCACCATGACTAACAAACCCATATCTATTTCCAGTTTGTTCTTGGTATCTTCTCATTTCTTCTGTAGAATATCCTGTTCCCTGTCCTTTAGAATCTCTAGGATATTGAACATTACCCCAATTAAAACCAAGGAACTTATTTTGATATCCCGCAACAGTTTGATCACCTATAGTACGAGGTGCCATTACTCTTCCAGTGCCAGGTAATCCACCACCACCACCATAGGATGGTCCACCACCAGCACCTGTTGCACTAACATTAGTTGAGGATCTATTAAAAACAGTAGATGATCTACTTCCTCCACCTTTACCTGTAAATACCCCAAGTGGATCCCACCATGCTCTCTTAGATTTAATTCCTGATTCTCCCTTAGCCTGTTGTCTTCTCGTCTTCTCGTCTTCCTTAGTTGACACCTGCCTAACCAAACTATTAGTAATAGAATTACTAACACCAAAAGCATTAGCAATCGGTGCAGAGACCTGCCTTAACTGCATTGCCACATCACCAGCAAAATGACCCATCTTAGACACTGCTTGTTGCAGTAAAGACATAGTAATAAGACCAGGAGCGGTGATTGCTGCCTCCTGTGATTTACGCACATCTTTTGTTTTCTTAGTAAGATCTTCCTTTGTCATTGTATCTGATTTAGAAGGCAGCATACTATTAAAGTTACTAGGACCAGAATTACCAACTTTAGTATTATCTACATTTGGTCGTATACCAACCGCATTCCGCTGAACTATTGGTGTTTGTGGAACTGGGTTTATTTTACCATCAACAGCACTGGGTTCACCTTGAGTATAGTTATTATCAATTGGAATAACCATCTCTCTACCATGCAATATTGTAGGGTATCCACTGTCAGGACCAGAAACAATTGCACCCTCTTCTGCGCGTGGGATGTTGTCATCCCATGGATCAGGAATGCCTGATTGTTTTTGCTCTCCTGACCCAATCTCTTGCAAATCTGCCAAGAAATTTAATTGCTCTGCTTCAGATTCCGACTGTCCTATATCCTGAAGTCTTTCTGTCCCAGAATGATCATTTTCTTGTGCGAGGTCTCTTATTTTATCATTTGATTGACTCTTATCAATCTGTTCTTTAGCAACATAATTCTGATCTCTTAATGCATCTATAATTGCATCTAATTTTATCTCTAGTAAATCAGTATTTTGCTCTAATTGCTTAATAGTACCAAATATTCCTTCCTTAGCCGCAATTATATCTGATTGAGTATCATCTATCTTATCACCCAAAGAAGAATAATTATTATTAATTGCTGCTATAGCAGTTGCTAAGAATGCCCCAAGTTTTTTATCAGTTACCTTGAATGGTTTTTCATTAGTTGCCGTATCTTCTAAACTTGGTTTATTAACAACAGGATTCTTTGCTTTATATTGTTTCTCTTTCTCATTTGCAAGTTGCTGATATTCTGGAAGATTTCTTACATGGGCAGGTGTTCCCATTAAAGGATCACTACTTGATTGCCCTCTTGCAAGAGTATCATACATACTGGTCTTTGGTACAAACCTTTTACCAACTGTCTTTTCAATTAAACTATCTCTAAATGCTCTAGAAGTAAACTCTCCACGTTTAAAATCTACATCTACCCCATAACCTGCTGCTGCTTTTTGTGCAGAATCCTTATCCTTCTTACCCTTAGAAAAACTATCAAAAAGAGTAGACGCGAGATAATCAGTAATAGAAGTTGTTAAGTCCCCACTATATGTTGCTTGTAGAGTTGTCATATTATGCTCCTAATACCGCCATGTTGAAATCCCTAAGTGAATTATTACTACCAATACTAGTTATATGAGAAGTATTAGTACTTGCAACAACAGTAGTATTAAATATGTAAACTTGCTGAATCGTTGAATCTTCTTCCACCTCCTCTGCCATACTACTGTTTGCATAAAGAGAATTCACACGGTTATCTCCAGGAGTTGTATTTGATCCAAAGAAATTCGCGGGATCATTATCTCGCAACCATTGATTTCTTTTAATTTGCTTTTGAATACCCTCTTGTGTTGTAGGAATAGCATTAATACTTTTTTGATATATTTGACGCAATTTATCTTGACTTTTAACTGGTTGACCGTACCTACTACGACCATTGTATTGCGGGAATGATGCAAATTCACCAGATAACATATGAAGAACTTTATTACTCAAACCTTCGCTCTTAAGCATGGAATCAGTTACTCCTCTAAAATTAGCAATACGAGATAGAATTGCTATATCTTGTGCTTCTGGTGTAAATTTATCAGTCCACTTAAGTGCCTTATATTTGTTAACAATATCAAGTATAGTATCTGGCATAAACTGATATCTACCAGTTGCATAAGATCCTTTAGCATAACCAGCTTTTCTGCCACGAATTGATCCAGTCATCATCATGTCATAAACTTCCTTAACAGTAAGTTCTCCATGTGATAATTCTGGTATAACTCTGCCACCAAAAATAGTACCGTAACTGCCAGTAGTTCCCTCAGCAAAAGAAATAGTGTCTAATAGTGCTTCTTCACGTCTCGTCGGTGGTTTTCTATTTCCACCTCCGCCTGGTGCCTTAGAGGTTGCTGCAGGTGTTATCTTAGTCGTTGGTTTGTACCCAGCAAGGCCATTAGCAAACCAATTTAGAACATCATTTGATGCAACAAATCCAATTCCATTAACATGGAGTGAGATATGTGGAACTGCAGGTCCACCAACTGTTCCAGAGTCAGTATTTCCAGATGCTCCTTGATGTCCTAATAACGTTCCTTTAGGAATCTTATCTCCATCTTTTTGTCCTTTATATGCCATACTCTGAAAGTGTCCTAATAACACTTCATATTCTTTACCATCTTTCTTAAAGTAATATGCACCATAATATCCAAATCCCTGACCCATCATAGATGGTTTGATATTAGTATTTCCATCTATTCCAACAGCAGGGAGACCATCAGTTCCTTTAAGTCTGTAAATTAAATCTATAGGTGCATAAATTGGTACTCCAAGTCCACCTGCCAGAGTCATATTTAATCCAGTTTGCTCTTCATCACGATCGTTTGGAGGACCAATGTGTAATCCAGTATCTAAAGCTGTAAAGTTGTTACCCGATGCAGGAACATTTGCTCCAGGTTGATAATTACTTGTAGGAGTAGGAGTAGGTGTAGCAGTAGGAGTAGGTGTAGCAGTAGAATTATTGGGATTAGTATTAGCACTCAATTGATCATCTCTTTTTTGTTTCTCAAAAAATGTAGAAAGTTCTTTTGGTGGTTCTAATGTCGTAATATTAATATTGCCCATTCTACCAAGATCAGTTCTATATGGAAGTCTAACTAATGTATAATCAATTCCAGATTCCCTAATTTCCTGTTCAACTTCACGACGCGCTCCTGTTGCAGTTCCAAGAGAAAGAGAAGAACTCACCAAATGAGAAATTGTGTTATCAAAAATAGACATCATCTCAGATGATGCAGTTATTCTATCTTTTTCAGTGATTATCAACTCCGTTCCATGAAGCATTGCAGTTCCAGGTTCAGTTAATCCAGTACCCTCTTCATGCTGAGGCATCGCAACATCTCTTCCGATAAGAGCAGCATCAATACCAACTGATGCCGCAGTTCCCCATCCAGGAACGGTTCCTGCTGCACCAGATAATAACTCCAATCCAGCACCAGTCCAATCACCCTTCATTGCTCTCTCAATAGCAAAAATACTACCTGCTACAAGAGAAACACCAGGTATTTTTTTACTAACAAATTTAGCACCTATTTTCCCACCTTGCTTTACAGCTTGCCTTTTAGCTATTTGCTGTGCTGCTTGCTGTGCTGCTCTTTGAGTGACCTGTTTTGCAACTTGATTATTAGCTGATCCAAGAACTTGTTTATTGAATATATTCTTTATAATTGTTCTTGGTCTAAACCTATTAAAAACCTGTTTCCCTAATCTCAGCCTTGATCTAAGTCCTCTATGTGCATATTTTCTCCACAGATGACTAACACCCTTTCTTAATACTGCACCAAGAATTCCATTAATACTACTACTACCACCACCAACCATAGATAATAATTTAGTAACGCCAGATAGATCTTTCTTTTTTTCTAATTCACTTTCGCTCGCTTCTACTTGTGCATCATCCTTAATCTTATCTTGAAATTCAGAATTCTTACCAAATATTTCAAGAATTTGATCAAATTTAGTCCCTAATATCGCATTATGATCAATTAATAATTTCTGAGTATCTACAAGACTTGTATTTACTGATTTTACTTCATTTGTTAACTCTCCAACGGAATATTGAATCACATGAAGTTTATGCTCAACATGAGAACCTAAAAGTTTTGTAGCAAAATTTCTTACTTCTTCATCCTTTACAGGAACAGAATCATCATCTTTCTCTAATTCCTTTTCTGCTTTATCAACTATTTTCTGGGGAAATTGCGATTTCCATCTCTTTTCCTTTGTTGATGTACGATCAGTTTGCTTAATATCCTTACCAGGAATAAAATTTCCTATAGTTCTATTAAACAAGTCTCCACCAAGCTCATGCTGTAATGCACTATAAAATAAAGATCCAGGTTGTGCTCGTTCTAATCCTTCTTCCTTTCTCCTTTGACTTTCATCCTTCGCCATTCCAGCAGAATTTAATACCTTACCAGTAAGAGCACTAGCAATGGAACTTGATAAATCTCCACTATATGTTGCGGTAAGTCCTGCCACTATTTGTTTTTAGCCTGTTCTTGTTTTTGTTTGACTTCATCAAGATACTGCATTAAGAAAGTAGTATAAACTTCTCTCTCCCAAGGCATCATATTTTCAATCTCAGTCAAGCTATATTTATGGTACTGCATGAGTGCAAAATTCATTCTATAATACCCTTCCAAGTTATTTTGAAAGAGTGCTATCCGAAAAAATTTGCTAACCCCTCAATAGTATACTCAGATTCCTTACCAGTATTAGGATTAGTCACTGTAAATTTATGACTTAATTTTGGACATGTGGAATAAAATATCTGAATTTTCTCAAATTGTTTTGTGGTCAAATTATCAACAAATTCGCGAAATTCCTTCTTTGTTGTAGTTGAATTATCATACACATCCTCACCTTGAAAAATCTGATCAATTGAATCTGCAATAAATGCATAAATCTCATCAGTTTTCATTTCTTTCTGAAGAAATTCACGTTCAACAAATTGCTTCATACTAGGATAATTCATTATAATCCCAGAATCATCATCAAACATGATTTTCTTATCATGTCCTTCTGGTTTAAAAACCTCAACCTCATCAATATTGACATTTGCTTCTACAGTAGTTTCATTGTCATCTAGACAAGTTACTGTCAACACAATGTTCTCTCCAATAGACGCTGCCCTAATCTTTAAAAATAAGTACTCTAAATCAAAACTAGGTAAATTCTCAACCTTAATTCTAGATATAACACAGTTTTTAATCAAATCTTTCACTGCTGCCAAGACCTGCTTTTCGTCTTGGGACTCCAATGCTAATAAAAGTACCTTTTCTTCTTTTACGAGAAATGGGCGATATTTGACTGTTTTTCCTGTAGAGGGTAATTCAAGTTCATACGTAGGATACCCTAACTTTGGTAATGCCATTAAAATAACTTCAAGTCGTTATTTATATATAGCGACTTTTTCACTCAAAAATATGCTGAGTAAATTTTCCGAGTTTTATGGAATCAAAAAACCGAATTTGCTGACCTATCTACCAAACGAAACAGTATGCCTACTATAATAAAAATTAACTGTAACTCTAGTAATCTGAGAAGATCCATAAGCAAGAGGTACTGCATCAATAGAATACGGATAGCACTTCTCCAAATAGTATGCTATTGGTACTCTAGAATTAGATGCTTTTGGTCCCATCTCAGTCTTTAAAATTTTTGCTGTACACGTATACTGTTCTGGATATTTTAGTTTATTAACACGATTTGAGGGTAAACTAGTTCCTGATAGAGCTCCTTCCATAGTTGGTTTGTGGGATTTCGCACCTTCACCAAAAATATCATTATACCAAGAATTAAAGAATTTTAATGGTGTTAAATCAGCATCTAGCATAAACCCCAAACTCAAATCCGTAAATATTCTGGTATGTGGATATGATACTGGTCCTTCTCCAAGATACCTACCAGTTCTTTGCGCCACAGCAGATTGAACGTTAGGTAACTGTGCTTCATCACACATCATTGTTACTATTGGTTTATCCTTATTATCA